CGTCCTGGAAATGGCCGAAAATGGCGACACTGGACTGGCAGACACGCTTGAAAGCATTGAAGAAGCCATTGAATCGAAGGCCGAGAATACCGCAAAAGTAATCAAGCAACTGGAAGCCAATGCCGAAATGGTAGCGAACGAAATCAAACGCTTGTCAGAGCGCAAAACAACGTTTGAGAACAACGCGAAATATTTAAAGGTGTACTTACAGGACCAACTCGAAAAATGCGGGAAATCGAAGATTAAGGGCGAAATATTCACGGTAGCCATTCAGAATAATCCACAAAGTGTGGAAGTGCTGGACGAAGCATTGATTCCGGCAACTTATTTCATACCACAGCAGCCGAAGCTGGATCGGAAAGAATTACTCGCGCATTTGAAAGCCGGGGAAGAAATTGCAGGCGTTGCGATTAAGCAGACCAGTTCCATACGCATTCGTTAAGGGAGGTGAAAGAAAATGGAAATTTACAAAGCTAGTGACATCGAAACGGAAAACGGCGTTTACCTGATTTATGCACCGCCGGGAACCGGAAAGACTTCACTGCTGAAGTACCTGCCGGGAAAAACGCTTGTGCTTGATGTTGACCGAACCACACGCGTGCTGAAGGATTCAGACGATATCGATATTTCAAAAATCGACAACGTGAACACGTGGAAGGCTTGGGGAGAATCTGTGAAGGAACTTTCGAAAATGGACCTATCCAGCTATCAAAACATAGCGCTTGATAATATCTCAGAGTTAGAACGTTGCCTGCTTGCCGATCTCGGCAGACAAGGAAACAACAACCGCGTGCCAGGCATTCAAAACTATCAGCAGGTGCAATTCTTCCTGATGGATTCTGTAAGATTCCTGAAGACGTTAGGATTAAACGTGATTATCCTGGCATGGGAAACCACAGATGTGTGGACGACACCGGAAGGACAGTCCTTCAATCGTTCTTATCCGCAGATTAGTTTGAAGATTATGCAGAACATGATGGGTCTGTGCGATGTGGTCGGAAAACTTTTCTACAATGAAAAAACAGACAAGCGCGGCATCTTCCTTCAGGCGACTGATGCGATATTTGCAAAAAATCAAATTGATGTCCGTAAGCACTGCATGCAGGATGAACTTATTCTCAAAGAAGGTGATGCCGATGCAGCTACGTGATTACCAAAGCGGCTACATCGAAAGTGTCAGGCAAGCTTATCGGGATGGATTCAAAGCGCCTTGTGTCGTCGCCCCGTGTGGAGCGGGGAAATCCATCATCATTGCTTCCATCGCAAAACAAACGGCAGATAAAGGCAACCGCGTGTTATTCCTGGTCCATCGGAAAGAGTTATGTGATCAAATCGAAGAAACGTTCACGAGAATCGGCATTCCGAAATCGCAGTACAAAATCGGCATGGTGCAGACAATCGTCCGGCGTTTAGATCGGATCGAAAAACCCGCTTTAATAATCACGGACGAAAACCACCATGCTTTGGCAGCGTCCTACCGAAAAATTTTCGATTACTTTCCGGATGTTCTGAAGCTCGGCTTTACCGCAACGCCGATACGCCTGAATGGTTCCGGACTTGGCGATGTGAATGATGTTTTGATCGAGGAAGTAACAGCAAAATGGTTAATCGAAAATAATTTTCTGGCACCATACATCTACTATGCGCCGAAATTAATCGACGACAACAAGCTGAAGCTGAATAACCTGAAAGAATTTAGCGATCAATCGATAACCGAAGCGATGCAGGAAAAAACGATTTTTGGGGATGTCATCCGGCACTATGAAAAACTAGCGGACGGCGGACAAGCGATTGCTTACTGCCACAACATAGCTGCAAGCACAGAAACGGCTGGAGCGTTTCAAGCACACGGAATCAACGCAGTTCACATTGATGCGAAAACACCGAAAGCGGAACGCGATGCCGTAATTAAAAAATTCCGCGAAGGTGAAATCAAAATACTCTGCAATGTGGATCTGATTGGAGAGGGTTTCGATGTGCCAGACTGTTCAACGGTCATCATGCTACGGCCGACACAATCGCTATCGCTTTATATCCAGCAATCTATGCGAGGGATGCGCTACAAGCCGAATAAGGTGAGTGTCATCATCGACCATGTGGACAATATATCCAGGCACGGGCCACCGGATATGGAAAGGGAATGGGATTTAAAAGGCAAGAAAAAGAAACATGAAATCGAAGTAAAAATAAAGCAGTGCCTAAATTGCTTCGCGGTATACGATCCAAAAGAAAACAAGTGTCCACTATGCGGATATATGCCGGAAGTCGAAGAGAAAGAAACGCAATACGAACACGATGAAGCGGCAGAATTGGAAAAAATCGATACTGATAACTTTGTTTTCAAAATGGAATTCATCAAATCGAAGGAACCTGAACAATGCAATACCTATTCCGAATTGCTTGCGTATGCCAAGGAATCAGGAAAGAAACCCGCTTGGGCCGCTATTCAGGCGAGAGAGCGCGGGTTTCAAGATACACCGCAGTGGGTTTACAGTTGGAACAAATAAAAAACTAAAAAACATAAAAAGGGGATAAATTATCATGGCATTCACATTAGATTTTAACGACGTTTTCGAAGGAACAGGCGTAAAGGACGGCAGCTATGAAGTGTTTGTAAATTCAATCGAGGAAAAAGCGACACCAGGCGGAGCGGAATACACCGAATTCGATTTAATCATTCGCAATGACGTCGCCGGAAACGAATCGAAAAACGCACATATCTTCCACAAAGTTTGGAAGAAAAAAGAAGACGGCAAATACAACATGAAGACGTTTAACACTCTCGGCAAGGCGTTCGGGCTGACAAACGGAAAACAGTACACGTCATTCCGCAACCTCTTGGATGACTTCGAAAACCGCATGGCGATCGCGACTGTCAAAAACGAAAAATCGGAATACAACGGCAAAGAATACACCAATCTGAACGTGAAATACTTCAATCCATCGAAATTCCCGCAACTTGCTCATGTGAAAAAGGATAAAGCGGATATGTCATACAACGAAATGGTCGGCGCCGGCATCGATATCCAAGACTCTGACCTTCCATTCTAATTTCATGAAAGCGAGGGCGGGCCATGTATGAGAGTGTTCCTGACGAACTGAAAGACCTTCAGCAATGGTGCTGCTTTCGGAAAGTCTATGATGAAAAACGCAAGAAATATACAAAAGTACCATACGACGCAAACAACGGCCACTTAGCAAAAAGCAACGATGAAACGACTTGGGCGGATTTTGACACCGCCCTTGCTTCATCGGAAAAATTCGACGGCATAGGATTCTTTTTCAAAAAACCCTATTTTGGGATTGATCTGGATAATGTTCCCGATGAAATCGAACGTTATAAAAATGGCGATCATGAAGATAACATCGTTTCCGAATTCATTGAAATGATGGGCAGCTATACGGAATATTCACCATCCGGAAACGGAATCCACATCATTGTGAAGGGTGAATTACCTCCGGGTGGCAGACGTAAAGGCGACGTCGAAATGTACGACAGCGGACGATTTTTCACCGTCACAGGCAATTCAGCAAGCGACTATCATTTTATCACTGAAGATGATTATGGCAGGATTGGTTATCTGCATAACAAATATATCGCAAAACCGGAATTAAAAACAGAAAGCAAACCAATCGAAACGGCACAAGGAAACAAACTTTCGGAAGTTGAAATCATCCGCATTGCGGAAGCTTCAAAAAACGGTATGCGCTTTAAATTATTCATGAATGGCGGTTGGGAACAGTTTTATTCTTCGCAATCGGAAGCTGATATGGCTTTCGCGAATGACTTGGCCTTCTGGACCGCGATGGACTTCAGCAAAATGGACAGCATTTTCCGCGGATCGTCACTAATGCGGGATAAATGGGATTCGAAGCGGGAAAAATCCACATACGGAATCGACACACTGAACAAAGCAATCCGGGAATGTTCCAACGTGTTCGCGCCATCTGATCCGCAGGATGATTTCAATCTTTATGTACTGGATCAGGACGCTAAGAAAGTCGAACGGAAATACTTCAGCTATGACGATACCGGAAATGCAGAAAGATTCGTGCAGCGGTATCGAGAAAATACGCGCTATTCCTACACGAATAAATGTTGGTACTTTTACGACGGGAAACAATGGGTAAACGACACAACCGGACAGATCAAGCGATTGCTGGACACGGTTGTAGAAGACATGAAAAACGAAACCGTTTTAGTAGCCGATGGCGTGGACGAGGAAGAAGCTGAAAAAGCTTTCCAGAAGCACGTGAAAGCAAGCCGAAGTAACCGCGGAAAAACCGCCATGCTGAAAGAAGTGGAACATCATCTGCCGGTATCTCCGGAAGATTTTGACCGGGATAAATCAGCATTCAATGTGCAGAACGGTTACATCGACCTGATCGGCGGAACGCTGAACGAACACGACCGAAAAAAAATGTTCACGAAAAT